CTAAGATATTCACTGATATCAATGCAAGATACAATGCTTTGTATAGTTCATAATCATCTACTTTGAGACCTAGTAATCGTCTACGACCAAGTTCGATAAAGTGGTCATACTTCTCTGTTACCATTTCTGCTCTCTTAACGATTGCTGGTTCATCTATAATTGTATCGAATATATCACTAGGGTTACTATAGATATTCTTTATGACGTGAGTGTATGATCGACTATGGATAGTTTCCATAAAGTCCCATGTAATAATACAAGACTCAAGTTCAGGTAGAGTCACGAAAGGTAGAAATGCTATGGATGGTGCCCTTCCTTGAACTGAGTCTAGTAAAGTTTGATATCGCAAATTAGATGTAAAGATGTGTTTCTGTGCATCTGTCAACTGTTGATAATCTGCTCTATCTTTTTGTAGTGATACTTCTTCTGGTCTCCAGAAGAAACCTAATTGTCTTTGTGTAAGTTTGTCAAAGATAGGATATTTGAACTCATCAAATCTTTGAGTGTTTAATTCTTCGCCAAAGAACATCTTGTTCTTTGTAAAATCTACGTTTTTCTTGTTAAATACTGTCATTTCTTCTTTCTCTCGCCTTTCGTATAATCTTCATCTATTTCGTAATTGTTAACTAAGTTCTGGTACAACTCTTCTCTTTGAGGATAGTGTGCAAGACCATTATATTCTGTCATAAATTTGTTGTATGATTCTGTTCTCTTGTCGTTGTCTGTCTCTAATCTATGTGGACGACCATCATACAACAATGCACTTGCTCTACCCATTGCTGGTCTGGAATTCTTCTCTTTTCCATTTATAACTTCTTCATCATCAATGTACCAGTTATCCATACCTCTCATAGAAGAAAACTGATTGAAGAAATGTAAAAATATATGGTACGAGTAATCGCCCAAAAAGTAATCTCTCCAATGAGGTGCATTTGGTCCTTGATATAACAACAAATCACCTGGTTCTAGATATACTTGTGAACAGTTTTCTTGCTTTCTGTGTCTATGATTCAACAACTGTGTACATGCTTGTACATCATCTGCTTCCATTCCAGCAAAGTTTTTATCCCCTCTAATCCAAATTGGCCAAGGTTTGCCATCATCTGACTTATAATCTAAACAGATAGTTGCACTAATCTCACATGATGCCCTATCTAAGTGTGAACCTAGATATGCCCCTCTCTCATAGTTTCGTGTATAAGAGTAGGTTTGTTCAAGTGGTAAATCTATATAGTCATCTAACTTCTTGTGGACCCAATCATGTAATGCGTTACCCCATGGAGTACACCAACCACCATGTGATTTACCAATAGAAGATTTTGGATTATTCCAAGTGATATCTCTCTTTTCATGATTCATCACTTCATCATAAGACGGGTGTGTTTCAAATGATCTCCATGTGTCAAGGGTCATCTTAATGATGTCTTTAGGAATGAAGTCTTTAAGAACTACGTATCTCTTTGTCATAAATTCATATGTCAAAGGATCCACTCTCATAGGAAATGTTTTCGGATCCTCTTCCGTTGCTAATCTACGTGTTAATACAGTTCTTTTCTCAAATGGCACAGGCATCGCAATCTTCCTCATCGTCACTTTGTACAGAATCTATCATCGGTGGTATATAATCATTTGATGCTGAATTTGGATCAGTGATTACATCTTCAGTTTTACCATCCATGGTGTTCTGATAATATGATGTTTTCCATCCATACTTATATGTATTCAACAAATCTTTTGCCATTACTGATACTGGTACTTCGTTGTTATCATAATTTTCTGGATTGTATGACCAGTTGCCAGAAATTGCTTGATCGAAAAACTTCTGCATAACTGCTACTACGTTAATATAACCTTCGTTAGATGGCATATCCCATAGAAGTGTGTATGCAGACTTAAGATGTGAGTATTGTGGTACAATCTGTTTGAGTGTACCTTTCTTACTCTTCTTAACTGATAAGTAATCTCTGGGTGGTTCGATACCATTTGTAGCATTTGATACAACACTTGATGATTCACTTGGCATTTGTGCTGTGAGTGTCGAGTGTCTAAGACCATGCTCTTTGATATCTTTTCTTAGTTGTTCCCAATCTAATTTTAGTTTGTTAGGTACTAATTCATCTACTTCTTTTTTGTAATGATCGATCGGTAATAGACCATCACTGTATTTGGTCCTATTGTAGTACTCACATGCCCCTTTCTCGGCCGCGATGTTATTAGAAGACTTCAATAAAAAGTACTGAAATCTCTCTGTTAAATCATGGACAAGTTGCCATGCTTCTGGTTGATCGTATTTTAACTTGTTCTTTGCAAGATAGTGTGCAAGACCAATGTAACCAATACCAAGACTTCTACGTGCAATTGTCGATCTCTCTGCCGCTTTAACTGGATATTGTTGAAAGTCGATTAACTCTTCTAATCCTCTAACTGCAAGGTCACATATCTCTTCGAACTCATCTTCTTTAACAATGCCAACGTTAACTGCTGACAAGATACATAGAGCAATCTCACCTCTACCATCAATATGATCGATAGGATCAGTTGGTAATGTAATCTCTTGACATAGATTACTCATGCTTACCTTGTCTTTAAAAGAACTATGAGTGTTACTGTGGTCTATATTCATGATATAGATTCTACCAGTCTCTGCTCTCTCTTTTAGCAAGTCTTGAAATAAATCTCTTGCACTTATTTTTGTTTTAGGGATTGAATATGCATTTTCATATTTCTGATATAACTCATCGAACCCGTCACTCCCGAAAGATTCGTAGAGACCAGGAACATCATGAGGACTGAACAAAGTAATATCTTCATTTTTTAAGAACCTCTCATAAAATAATTTACTAATCTGAATACTGTAATCTAATTTTCTGACTCTGTTGTCTTCTGTTCCTTTGTTGTTTTTAAGAACAATAATGTCCTCAATCTCTTGATGCCAGATTGGAAAATGTACAGTTGCACTGCCACCTCGGACACCATTTTGCGTACAACATCGTACAGTTGATTCGAATTTTTTGAGGAAAGGAATGACGCCAGTGTGCTGTACCTCACCTCCTCTAATTTTACTGCCGATGCCTCTAATACGTCCAGCATTGATTCCAATGCCTGCCCGTTGTGCAACATATCGCCCAATTGCCATGTCTGAAGAGAATATGGATTGGAGTGAATCATCTGTGTCGACGAGAACACAAGAGGCGAATTGGCGGAGTGGAGTTCTGACTCCTGCCATGATAGGTGTCGGTATGTTAATTTTGTAAGTCGATATGGCATCATAGTACCGTTTAATGTATTCAAGTCTATTCTCCTTGTATTCTTTGAATAGTGTCATTGCGATTAACATATACATGAATTGTGGTGTCTCGTATATGTCACCACTACTTCTATCTTGTACAAGATACTTGTCTACTACTTGCTGTAGACCTGCATATGTAAAGTCAAAGTCTCTGCTATGTCTTAGGTATGAGTTGATTTTCTTTAACTCTGCATCGTCATAGTAACTGAGTATATCTCTGTCATATACACCCTTCTCTATGTTTCTTTCAATCAACTCTTTTAGGTCTGGATAGATTTCTGCATCTTTCCATTTGGTGTTAAAAACTTGTTTCTGTACTGCAAACAATAATAGTCTACTTGCGACAAATTGGTAATTAGGTGATTCTAATGAGATTAAGTCACTTGCTGACTTGACTAGAATCTTTTGTATTTCTTTTGTAGTGATACCATCAAAGAATTGAAGACCACTATTCATTTCTACTAACGACTCAGATACACCTGTAATTCCTCTACAGGACTTCTCTACCATCTTGTGAATTTTATCTAAGTCTATTACTACTTTACTGCCGTCTGATTTGACTACTTTGATTTCTGCATTCATGTTCTCTTGTACTCCGTTAACTGTAATTTTGCTGAGAGACCCGTCAAACTACAATTATTAATAATTTCTACCACTTCACTTTCTGACAAACCAGACATTATCATGTCATTTATGTCTTTACAGTCTTTGACTCTTTTATCGTTCCAAATGCAGACTTTAAACCCAAGGTCAATGACCTCACTGATCTTCTTAACTATCTCAAGATTTCTCGGTTCGTTGTCGTATATGAGTATCGCATCTGCTTTATATTCGTCACTTAGTTTTTTAAAATCACTCCCTGCGACTGCTATACTATTCGGGAGGAATAGACTATCTATGGGGCCTTCTGTTACATAGATTGTCTTCGTTCTGTCCACTTTATGTTGATTGAAGATGAGTGGAACATCATCTTGAAATCTAAGAGTCAAGTATCTTAGAGGCGAATTATTTATTGCTCTGCCTGATACCCCTATTAGTTTCCCATTCTCATCATAGAATGGCAGTAAGATTCTAGGATCATTGCCAAGTACTCTGTCTTTGTACTTAGCATTTAGGAATGATAGTATTTGAGCATTGTCAACATACCATAGACCTTCTAGTTTCTCTTCAGGTACTTTTCTGTCGAGTAGATACTTTCTAGCAACTGCTTTTTCATTCACAGGGAATGCAATTGCTTTAAGTGATTCTGACTGTACAGTTTTATTTAGAATATCTGTTCGTGGGGTGAACTTGAATTTCGACGATGGAGGTAACTTTTTTTTCTTTGGTTTACGACCCGTCTCTGTTAACCATTCTTTCACGTATTCTCGATGTATAGTAGGAAAATTATCTTTAAGAAAGTTTACACTTGATGTAGATTTACCACAGTTATGACATTTATATATCAAACTGTTTTCTATAACAAAATGATAACCACGTGCTTTGTACTTATTCTTCTGCGAATCACCACAGTAAGGACATCTGTGATTCAGTGTGTTTTCATTGGTCCATTTCGCCAAATCGAGATTTGACAAGACCATAGAAAGATATTTCTTTTCTAACCATAGCATAGTATTAGTATACTACAATATTACTCTTTTTTAAAGTCTTTTTTCCCAAATTTTGCTACTTTATCTTTAGGCACTTGAATCACGTATTTGTTCTCTACAACTTTAGGTGTTTCTTCTTCTTTCTTACGTGCTATAAGACCAGTAGATGATACTAATAGTAGTACTGCTAAGGGATCAAATACGAATATCAATGCATAGATTACCCATCTTACTGCATTGTCAAGCATATCGTTAGTAGCATCATCTCCATAAATAACTTCAGCAACATATTTGATAGGACCTATCTTGCTGTCTTGCTCAAGTTGTTTTCTTTGAATTGGTAGTTTTTCTTCTGTGTATTGTGTAATCAGATCAATAGATGTATCAATGTCCTCTGCAATCTGCTGTCTTTCGTCTCTCTGTTGTCTATTGATATAGTTTCTGTCTTGTGGACGACCCGTGGTGATCACCAGATCGAGTCCTGTGATTCTATCTTGTAGTCTAGTTATCTTTGACTCTTCTGCTTCTATACGAGTGTCAAGTATTGATAATTCTAAAGTGTTACCATCTCCAACAAGGGCAGTTTCGATGTTTGCTTTCGACAGGTATCCAAAAATACCAAGTGATGTAATCAACATCAATACTGCTACTGACGTGAGTAGATAGTATTTTAGATAGTTTAGTTTTTCCCAAACAAGGTGTAAATATGCCGCGGTAACCAGTTTACCAAACTCTAATGCAGTCATCATAACGACTGTACCCATATAAGCACCAGCAAAGATTGTTGCCATTCCTATTACAGAAAAGTATGCCGCAATACCTGCTATGACAATCGAGGTCACCAAGGCAAGGTAGTTTAAAAACTTAATCATACTTAATTATAACGTTTTTGTAGCAATTTGTATAGAGACTTTGCATCTTTCTCATTCTTACGTCTATACAAAGTTTTAGAATGTTGCAAAGGGTGATCAGTTGATACTGCTGAACCAGTTGAATTCATAGGTGCATCTTCTTTTATCATATCAAAGTCTAAGTACTCTATGAGTTGATCTGCTAATGAGATACCTGCTCTGATATCAGAAGGGTAATGTAGACCTGCTCTTACTCTACCCATTGCACTTTTATCGGCCGCTTCTCTTAATTCGAACTTTAGATCTGGATATAGTTTTCCATAATAGTTTGCTACCATGTATGGTTGTGTTGTATGACCAGATGGATATGATGGTGTACCAGAAGTTTCTGTATTGTACTTGTCGTAATCTATACCCAATGCCTGTGCTACTTGAAAGGGTCTTGGTCTATTGTAATGATTCTTGTAGTGTCGAATTACATGCTTAGATTGTTCTGTAATGGTATCGATTTTCTTTTGATCCCACTCTCTATCGTTTTCATCGAGTACTTGTGTAATGTAATGAGAACCATCTACGTCTGTTAACATGTACTCTTCTTTCTCTTCAGGAGTTGTAGCATCGTACATCTTCTGAATGGTCCTAATCTCTTCGAGTGTTTGCTTAGATGAGTTACGAGGTGGTTGTGTTAAAACAACACCTGTTTGCCATCCTTCTGTGAATATTTTTATTTTGTTGTACTTAGGTTTCTTTAACTCATTTTGAGGTGCAAAAACTAATTGATCGACTTTTTGTATTTCTTCAATAAACATCTTCAGCAGTGAATAGAACCTTATCTGATTCTATTTCTCCTTGATAGATTACAATTCCATAACCTATGCTATGTTCTTTAACGTTTTCTACAAGAGATTTCTCTTTGTATATTTTAATCTCTCCATGCTCATCAAAGTTTTGTTTGATTTGCCTTCTGAGTCTATACTCATCTTGCAATTGTAATTTACCAACAGACATACTCTCACTAATCACGTCTGCATCTATCTTGTTATTGTCTTTCAGATGCCTATAGAACTTCTCAAACAATTCGTCTGCTTGTTCTGATGGTAGTTCTGTTTCTTCTTTTAAGAGTGCGAGTGCTACTGCATACGAGGCGAATGCTGTTTTACCAAATGGTAATTTTTCAATCAATTTCTTTAGATTGAATACGAGTCTATGTAATGGTGTGAGTGATGCTTTTTCGTCTTTTGTTACAGGATTATTTTGAATGACTTGATTGTTTTCATCTTTCAAAGTTTTGATTCGGTTACCTCGTTCATCAATAAACCCAAACTTATATGCTTGAGTCTTCTTGAATGGCGTGGTCAACATTCGTAGAATCCTGAATACGATTAAACTGTCTATTACTCTCATACAACTATTTATGCAATCTTAACGACTACAATTCTCTTAATCTTTCGACTAACGTATCATCTATGGGCACTGAGGTCATCCATTTCTCATCGATATACCCTAAGTATAACATTAAAGTCTTAAGAGAAATCCAATGTGCATCTTCTTTAATTTTGAATCTGAGCATTCTCATAGTTGGTTCGAAACCAAATACGTTGAATAAACAGATAAGGTGATTAAGCATTAATCTTTCTCTGAGTTCACCCAGATCATGATATCTATGAAGTAGTCTTTTTAGATACCTGAACCTACGCAAATCTTCATTGAAGTCTTCCATGTCCTCACACTGAGGATCATCGTAATGCTTCATTGCATATGCGGAAAAGTTTTTTTGTGTTAGTTTGTCAAATAGACCCATAATATATAAAATTGTTGCCCGAAGGCAGTATAAGAGATTGCTCTCTTATACTTATGCTAAAGATCCGTAGACTTTATAAGTACCGCTCTCTAGTTGCTCGTACTTTACGTTTAAGTCTACAGTATATTCTTCTTTGTCAAGTTCATCAATAGGTGTGTCTACTGATTTTCCTATAATCTCACCATAACGTGAGAAAGATATTTGAAGGTTACCTGAATCACCAAACTCAACATCAGGTGACTCATTTCTTGGGTCATTTGATGGTACGTTTAATCTGTTCAATCCAAGTTGTGCCAATTTTGCTTCCATTTGAGCAATAGCGGCCTTTGGATTTAGGAATTCTGCAACTGCAACGTGTCCTAAAATGGCGTTGATCGCCCCTTTCACCTCTGCATCTTCAATATCATGAGGAATATGATTGCTTGATAGACCTGCACTTCCTTGGAAGAACACTGAAGAGTTAGTTGGTATCTGAGCACCACCCTCTTCTATGATGTAGTCTTTAAAAGTTTTCATAATTTCTCCTAGTTTTAACTATCTGCTAGTACTGAATCGTCGTCAACATTTGCTGTTCCAACATCATCATCGTGGTCAAAGTCGGCAACGTCTGCCCCCATTGATCCGCTTGACATTGCAACCAATGTTTCCCACTGAGTTCTAGAACCGACAGTTTTTTTCTTTACCCAACCCTCTGAAATAACTCCTGCGTTAGCACCAACTTCAGCGGTGTCTGCACCGTAAGTGTTGGCCTTATCAGCATCGGAAAGATATTTAGGTTTAGATGCTTCGTTATCTAATAATCCCCAAAGTGCCATGATTTTCTCCTATCTGTTGTTTGCTACTTTCAGTATAGCACCGAAAGTCTTTTTAAAAGTATTTTGATCTTTTTGTAAAAGTTGTAAGTATTTAGTACGCACGGGTGCTCTAACTGACATTAAAGTGTCATGTACTTTGACTGCATCATCACGTTTGACTTTGATTTTCTTCATGTCATCTGTTCTGACTTCACCATCTTTAGTGACATCTTTATACTTTCTCAATTGAATCAACATCGATGCATCGGGTCTGTTCTGTACACCCTTTGCTTTCGACTCTAATGCATCTAAGGCACGTTGATAGACTTCGTCCTCACTTGCCTCTGCATATTTGCCCTTTGCCATTGTAGAGATTTTCTCTAGTTTCTGCTTAAGGTCTTTTTCATTCTTACTCTGTGCTACTGCACGAGCAATCTTTTTGTTGCCTGAATCTGACATCATGCCAAAATCTGCGATTTTTTCCATGATTTTATTAACCATTTTCGCATCTTTCTTGACATACCCTAGTTTCTTTAATTTCTCTTTGAAGACTTTAAATCTAGCATCGGTAGTCATCAATGTTTCTACTTCTTTTACGGTCATGCCTGTGTCTTCTTTTTTCATTACTTTAACCCTTTAGTCAACATCTTATCTACTTGAGGTGTTGACATATCTTTTTCTGTTGGATCTCCGTATGAAGATTTACCAATAACTATTCTTAAGAAGTCATTGACTTTTTTCTTTGGTCCTTTAATTCTGATATGCTTGTGCATAACTGCTGATTTTAGTCCAAATCTTCTTGCCTGCTTTGCAATCTCCATACCATGATATGCTTGTTGTTGCCCACTGTTGATTCTGTTTTTAGGGTCTACAGTGATGTTTGCAACTTCTTCATTTAGATTGCCTGCTTCTTCCCACATTGATCTGTAGGTGTCCATTACGTTTGTGTCTTCAGTGTAGAATGATGGATCTTCTTTATATCCGTCTTTCTTCATCTTTGCAATTTTTTGTTTGTCTTTCTTGAGGTGCAAGGTTGCTCTTTCATATCCACCTTTAGTATCTCTTACTAGTCTGACATACTCTTTCTTTTTACTTTTTGACATTGACCACTTTTTAACTAGATCGTCTCTGCCGTAAAATGAACCCTCTTCAACTTCTTCTTTAACTGGGTTCTTCTGTCTGATATCTACTACTGCTCTCCATAACTCTTCTCTAGTCATAGTGTCACTTAGACCTGAACCTTTGGCATGCATTTCACCATACTTGTATAGTTCTTTATAGATACCTTCTGCATCTAACTTTGAACCTGCAAGTTCTCTTAACTTACGATTCATCTTTGCGTTTTGCTGTGCTGATACTCTTGCAGAATCATTTATGAATGCAAAATAGTAATCACCATCATAGATAGGATAACTTAGAGAAGTCCATGCATTTTTCAATGCACTGTTATTGTAGTAGTGGTCATCTTTATCGTTCTTTAAGATCCACTCTTCTTCACTAGGATTCCACCTATACTGCTTTGCAAAGACTTTAAGTGGCATTTTCTTTGACATTTTTGCCATGATTTACCTCGGTAGTCCTTTAGGTGCTTTACTCTTTCTCATCTTGGACATGATTTTTCTTTCCATGTTCTCTTCGATAGGTGCCTGAGGTGCATACTTCTCACCCTCTGCCCACATTGTCTTATATGTGTCCATGACTGATTCGTTTTTCTTTTTCTTTGCGATTGCGATTGCGGCCTGTTGATCTGGTGATACTGCTTCGTCACCTTGTTTGAGATATTTCTTTGCTTTCATTCTATCATGATAAGTGAACTGGTAGTTTTTACCATTCTTATCATCTTTGACGATATAACCTTTAGGTGTCATCTTAGTAACTTTACCCATGTACTTGGCACCATCAGCACGATAGTAATCAATCTCTGTTCCTACTTTGATTGAGTTCTTTGTTTCAGTACCCATACCATGTTTAGCAAGAACTCTGTAGTTCTCGTCGATGATTTGACCATTCTCAATGACTGATTCGTTTGCGAATTGAAGTGCTTGTTGAACTTCTTTTGATTTTAGAATCTTATCGCCGTAAAACTTTTTGATTTCTTTACGAGCAATAGAGTCTGCACCGCCAAGATCGAGTGCAACTTGCACTGCTTTTTTGACCTGAGCATCAGATACTTTGTTTCTTCTGAAATAGGTTGATATTTCTCGACCAGTTAACTTTTGTTTACCATATGGTCCAAGTGCATTGACTTTACCATCTTTATCGAGAACTTTCTTTGCTTCTGCGAATAAGTTCATATTAGTCCTGTTTGTTTACTCTATCTTTCTCTCTTTCTTGCTTTGAATCCATTCTTTCTTTTTCTTTAGCATGTTTCAATGCAAGTCTTGCCTTCTCTTCAGCATCTTCTGAAGTAACTTCTTTTTCTTTAAGTTTTTCTTTTGACTTTAAATCTTTCTCTAACTCTTCTACTTCGTCACAAGTGTACTTCTTACCAGCAACTACAAACTCTTGATCGCCATTTTTTCTAGCAACCATAAGTGCTTTGGTAAATTCGTTACCTTCATCTTTCATTGCTTTGCCAATGGCCGCTCTTCTTTTCTTTAGATACTCATCTGAAGAATCTACATCTCCATCGTTATCTACGTCTGCATCTGCTTTGCCAACTGGATCGAGTTTTTTGCCCTCAAGCATTGCACGTGAGTCTGCGATCAGTTTCTTTGTGAGTTCATCGATCATTATAGTTCCCCTTTTTCGAAGTATGAAAACATTTTCTGTTTTCCCTCTTCATTCAGTTTTAATTGTTTTGCCAGTCTACCTAGCATATTTCTTTCTGCGAGTTTTTCGATTGTCTTTTCTGGTGTTTCAGTTGACTCGGGTATAGGTTTTACACCTTGGTCTTTGAACATCTTCATTAACTGATTGTTTGTTGCTAGTTTGATTTTGCTATCTCTACCAAGTGCTTTTACAGTATTCATAAATCCCTTAGGATTTTGTTTCTGCATTGCTTGAACAACTTTAACACCTGTCATGTTTAACATCTTAGCAACACCGTAACCCGCATCTTTATCGCCCTTTAGATTGAATAACTTATCAATCATATCGCCAGCAGATGCTTCTAAAATTACGTCTTCGTCTAGGTTAACCTCTGTATCATCAGATACAGTTTTTTCATCGAATTCAGAATTGAGTAGGTTTTCAATTTCTTCATGTAGTGACTCTTCTTCAGATACAATCTTCGGTTCTACTACAGGTTTCTCCTGCATAGATTCTCGGACTGCCTGAAGACTTTCTTTCCAACTCTCTTGTTTACTCATAATAGTTATTTATATTTCCTCAATACGCAGGACCAAATTATTAGACCCTTTTATTAGTCTATGGTACTCCATTTTCATTATAAAATAAGATTTTCCCACTTCCATGTACTCTGGCAACTTATCTTCTTTCTGTAATTGCCATCCCATGCCTTGTAGAACTGTAATTCTACGAGATTTCTTATCTCTGTGCCAAATTAATTCATCACCATTGACTTGTTCGTCAAATGTTCGAACAAAGTATCTTAAACCTGTTCCGTGTTGAATTTCTTCTTTATCAGTGTAGGGTTTCTGTCGATCTTCTGACATATTAACCTCTATGACACTTCTTTAATCAACAATGATACCCAGTTCTCTGCAACATTTTCTGCATAACTTTCTGAATGGGTATGAACCTCTACAGTTTTTTCAAATACATCATCTTGATATAAATCTACTTCATAACCTGCTTCGGTCTTGACTACAACACCAGATCTCTGGTTGTCATAGTACTCTGAAAGAATCTCTCTCTCACCTGCCATAATATACTCCTGTTACTAATATATAGTACTACCAGAAGAATGATCCACCACCAGATAACCCTAACTGTTTCGCATAGTAAGGGAGACGACATGCCCAATAACCTGGTTTGGTTTTATCATTTTTTGTAGAACATTGATGTCTTGCTACAAATGATTTTCTTGCTTCTGGATTGTTTAACTTAACTTTAAGTCCTGTTGTATCACCCCAAGAAACTTTCTTTACTTTCTTGGTCTGTGGGTCTCTGACATAAACGTAGTATTTTTTTGCACCACCAACTTTGGGTTTGTTTAATTCTACGTCCTTATCTTCTTCTTCTGAAATCATTGGACAATCGAGTGCGACAAGTTGTCCTTCATGAACATCATATTCACCTAAGTCTGTTTCTATGATTTGCTTGTCAACTTCAGTAAGTCTATATTTACCTTCTTCGATTTGTTTTCTTGCTTCTTTAATGACTTCAAAGTACATCATCGATCCAAGTCTGAATGGATTGTCTGTTAAGTTAGTATTAGACTCTTGTAAGTCTTCTAAGACTTGATCGATTGCTACTTCTTTTAGTGTCTTCATTATGATACTTTGGCCGCTAAATCTTTATCTGCACCACCCCAAGTTCCTTTTGACTTAGTTGCAAATGAATTTACTCTTGCCAATCCCCATTGTGTTGGATTAGTTCCTGGTCTGTGACCTGTTCTCCAAGCGGCAACACCTCTGTCGAATACTTTCTTTAATATTCCATATGGCATACCAGACTTGTCTGCTTTTTTAGTGAGTGCTGTTTTGACACCACCTTCACCTTCGTCTAAATCTATTTCTAACTCTTCATGTGTAGAAGTCATATCAAGACCTTTAATCTTTCCTGCTAATGCTGATTGCATTTTTTGAAGTTGCTTCTCATCACCAGCAAAAGTGATTACTTCACCACTTTTAACTTTACCTTGACGTTTGACACTAAGACCTTTAAATTTTTTCATTGCATTTTGGGCAAGTTTAACATTCTTGTCGCCTCTAACTGTCAATACAAGATCGAGTTTTTCGTTCAAGTCACCAAATTCTTCAACTGCTTCTTTTAGATGTACTTCAAACTCTTCGTTATATGGAAATCCTTTTAAAGGATTTTGAAACACTTGACTAAAATGTTTCTTAGAGTTTTGTTGTTGCACCTTTTGTGCTTCTCTAATTGCTTTGTCTACAATTTGACCTGGTGTATCACCTTTATATGAGTTTACAATCTCATCTGTGCCGATTTCATGAACTCCGTTATCGTTTTTATTACCTGACATTATTTTTCTCCTCTTGCTCTTTCGAAATCACCAGGTTTTGGTGCTCCTTTAGATCCTGGTTTTCTCATGGGACGACCTTCTTTTCTTTTCTTATGAATGTTTGCCCACAATGATTCTTTTTTTACTTCTTCTTTATCTTCACCCATAACGAGAGACGATAACTGATTTATTATAATTGACAACTGTGTAGTATTCATTGTTGCCAATACTTGCATCTGATCTTTTGTAAGACCTTTAACTTTTTTCAATGCCTTTTTTATATCTACGTTTTCAGTCACTTCTTCTGATTGACCAGCACGTGTAGAAATATTTAGTGAACTCTTAAGATATAAATGATTTTTATGTTTGTGTGACTTAGACACCTTTACACCTTTCATATATCTTGCGATGTTATTCATCAATGTTATGCCTTCTTCTTCTGACTTCTGAAAGGTCTTACCTATGTTTGACTTTACCATACTTGTAAAAGCATTTATAATTTCACTAGTTCCTGCTACATACTTACCTTCTTCTAATTCTCTGTGAATCATCAAGTCTTCTAAATCTGGCAATGAATCTTCGCCAAATTGTTTGTCAAACTTCTTAGTATGTTTAGAAGGTTTTGTTTTTGCAGTTGCATCTCCAGGAGCAGGTTTATATGCCGCTGGATTATCGTCATCTATTTTTGAATGCTTTTTGAAATGAGCATCTCTTTTATCTTTAGTTGACTTAGATAGACCCTTATAGTACACATCAGGTTGTGTCCCTGCTTTATCCTTAACGTCTGGGTCTTGTTTTACCCTACGTCTCTTTTCTAGTAATGTATCTATAATTGCCATCTTCTATTTATGTTCCTGTGATTTATATAATAGTTCTTTTTCTCTCCATGCATTCGCAAGTTTATTACCAGGAAATTTACTTGACCACTGCATGAGTTTACTATAAAGTTTTGTTGCTTTTGCTTCTAACGTTTTTAGATCATCGTCATTTGATATCTCTACAAAATCTCTCTTAAAGATTTTTCTTAATGCGTTTGCGTTCTTCTGAGCATTTTCCCAGTCGCCTTGTACAATCTTTGCTGGTAACTTTCTGCTTCGCATTGAGTTACGTTTTTGAGCATTGTCTAATGATGCATTAACAAATATCATTTTAGATTCATAACCCAATTTGTCTAACATCTTTTTATAGTCTTCAACTTTTTTGATGTTAGCAGAAGTGGTGTCAAATATCATTCCGAGTCTACCTCTGATGTATGAATCCATATTTTTAGTTGTAATACTCTTTGCTTTAGCACGAATAGGATCTACTTTACTGAAGTCTGCACCTCTAAGATCGAGTGACATACCTGCTTTCTTAAGTCCGTTTTCAAATGCTTTGTCTGTGTTAACAAGTTTAAGTCCTAATGCTTTGAGTGATAACTTATCTACAACTGTTGATTTACCAGAACCTGGACCACCAGAAAAGAATACTGCTTTGAATGTGCCTGGGTCATATACACCTTCAGTAATCAATTCTTCTAACATGTATTCGGGCATGGTGTTACCTTCCATAATACCCATACCTTTTCGAATATCGTTGTATAGTTTTTCTGCGAAGTTTTTACCAGTTCTTGGAACTCCATTTTTAAACTCTTCGAAGTTTCCATCTTCTGCATATTGTCTCATTTTAGATGCTGACATTCCTGAAACGTCATCGGAATCTGGGTCACGTTCACCAGCACTAACTATGTTTATATCATCGAACTTATAGAAACCATGTCTTGCTTTGACTGAGTTATACTTCTTAATGAGGTTATCGAATTCTCTAATTCTATCTGACCCTACAACCATAGTCACTGAAGTGTACCCTTGCTTGTACAATTCATTACAGATATCAAATACTGTTCTTGCGTTTGTGTTTGGTACTGCGACTTGTTTGCCAAAGAACTTCTTTAAATAGTTCTGCTTTTGCTTAAATGTTAATGGGTTCTTCTTCTTATCGTTAGAGTGTGATGAAAAAAGAATCGGTACACCTCCAACTGATTTAGACACCTTCTGTAATCTATCTACTAACTTTGCGTGACCAGTTGTGGGTGGATTAAATCTACCAAATGTGAATACTGCTGGTTTCTTTTTTGCTTCTCTTAAAAATGTATCGAAAGACTTCACTTCTTCATCTCCAATCCAGACTTGACTGGTTTCTTTCTTTTCTTTGTTAATTCTTTTTGTCTGACTTTGGGTAATAGTTTCTTTGCAATCTTGGCGATCACTGCTTGTTTCTTGGCAAGTCTTTTCTCTATATCTTTTTTAAGACCTATTCCTAAATCTGCTTTATCTTTATTTTTGATAATCTTTTTAATTAGAATATTACGTGCTTGTTTTCTGGCACGATTCATAAGTTTTTTCGGGTCGATGATGACTCTTTTTGCGGCCTTCTTTCTTGCTCTTAAGATTTTGTTTTTGTTTTTCCTAAAGGAAGCACGTTTCTTCATACGAGTTTGTAGTGAATCTACCTCGTGTAAATCTGTTTCGCAAAATTCTTTAAAACTCTTCATTACTTATTCCAATTTTTTGCTACTGTAAAGTTATTTAGTGAGAATTCCATACGATCTACCAGTTTTACTGCTTTACCTTGCTGATCAATAGCAACATAACCTTCTGGGTTTACAACCTTATACCCTCTGTCTGTTTGTGCAAATGTGCCAATAGACTTAACTCTATTCAATGCATCTACAATAATCTTTTTAGAATCGATTAGACCTTTCTGAAAATCTGTAAGTGCTGTAATACATTTCTTTAGTCTACGTAACTCTGAAAGTGATTGTTGTTTAATTTCTTCTTTAATTTGTTTTGTTTTTTCCATCTTGACTTTAGCAATTATCTTTTCGTCAAAATATTTTTCGACATACTTTAAATAATCTGGATATGACGGATCAAATTTGCCTGCTCTTATCTTCGAGTTAACATATGTTTTATAGTTGGCACCTACTGCCGATTTACTGCCAAACATATCCATAATCTTCTGAAAACTTTGCAGGTCTTTCTTTGTGATATTTCTAAAGGTCTTTCCAACGTTTGTCAAGTGTCTTGACAATGCTACAGATTCTTTGGCAGTCATGGATCCATTACCACTTACGTCTCTGTAAGTAGCATCATCTATCCACACATCTTTATTATGACCTAGTGATGAGATATCTGCACCAAATTTTGCAGACAAATCTGCAAGTGTAGAACCTGTATATGTTGTATGAAATACTATACCGTATTTTGCTTGATCGATTGCATTACCAAGTGGTGATCCTTGTAATGCGGCATATAGTATTGTGTTAGGTTGAAATGTGATATAATCTAACTCACCAATCTTTGTGTTTTTCTTATCTGATGAAGTGAACATTAAGTCACCTTGAAGTATTTTATCACCCCACGATAACTTAGATAGATATCTAAATGACTGTAAAAACTTGTCCTCGAGATCACCAGAGAGTTCTGGTGCATCTTTAATCTGTTGTTCAGACGTATAGTGTA